GACAGATTTCAAGAACGAAGTTATCAAGGACGGACCTCCTTGTTTACAGATACTCACGGAGCAAGGAGTGAGCGATGGTTCCCGCAATAACGCTCTCTTCAATATCGGAGTATTTTATAGGAAGTCTAGTCCTGATAACTTTGCAGAATTAACGGAAGAATATAATAGAGTATATATCCACCCACCGCTGAAAGCGGATGAGGTAATATCTGTTATACGACAAATAAGTCAGAGTGATAATGAGGGTGCACCAAAGTATATGTATCGATGTACTCAGCCACCAATTGAGTCTCTTTGTAATAAACGTTTATGTAAGAAGAGAAAATTTGGTGTAGGTGGTGACAATGACAGAGAGCATCCTGTGTACTCTGATTTAAAAGTTTATAAGTCGGATCCACCGAGATACTTTCTTAATGTTGATGACAGAAGAGTAGAAATACCTAATACCGAAGACTTAATGAACCATCGTAAAATTATTCAAGCATGTCTTGAGCAATTAAATACAGGGATAATGAACATGAGTGCCGCAGAGTGGAATAGAACATACTCAGAGTTATTCGAGAATATATCGATTGACTATCCTCCCGAAGAGGTAACCAAGAAAGGTGAATTCAAAGAACTACTAGAAGAGTTTTGTTTACATCAGGGAGAAGCACTAAGCTTTGATGATATCTTTTTAGGCAAATCCTATAATGAGGAAGGGTATACCTATTTTGCTTTAAAAGATTTAATGGATCATTTAAAGAGAAATGATTTTAAAGAGTCTCGAGCATGGGTGACTGTTAGATTGAGAGAAGAGTATGAGGCGGAAGACCTGATCAAGACAGTAAAAAATGTAAGAATTAGACTTTGGAAAATACAAGAGTTAACCGTAGGGCAACCAGAATTAGATATTCCTAATATGGAAAAAGAAGTAAAAGAGGAGGAGATTCCGTTTTGATAAAGGTATTATTACAGGTGCAGTATGAGTAAACCTATTGTTGTCATCGGACCGCCAGGCACGGGCAAAACAACTTTTATCTTAGATAAGATAGAAGAGTATATTGCTGAGGGATACTCGATTGATGAGATTGGTTTCTTTTCTTTTTCAAACAAGGCGGTAGACGAAGCTAAACAGAGAGCCAGTGAGAAATTCAAAATACCTGCCTCTCAATTAGAAAGCTTTTCCACACTTCACTCTTATGCCTTGCGTCAGCTAGGTTTAAGTCGTGACTATATAATGAGCAAAAATGATTGGAGAAATGTAGAGGATGTACTTCGGATTAAAATTAATGTTAATAATGATGACGATAGTTTTTACAATAACTACGACGACAAATACATTCAGTTAATTGAAAAAGCAAAGCGAAGAGATATTGATTTACGAGATTGTTGGACAATGTTTGCAAAAGATATTATCTATCACAAACTTGAGTATATTTCTAAAGGACTAAAAGAATATAAAGAAAAAGGTTATGAAAAGTTTACTGATGGTATCACAGGTTCTTTTGTTAAAGACTCTGGTCCTAAAATGGATTTTACTGATTTGATCAGTAACTATGTAAAGCAAGATAGAGTTAAACCTTTTCGTGTTGTATTTTTTGATGAGTCACAGGACATGTCCACGATCCAATGGAAAATGGCAGAGATGATTTGGAAAGCATCAGAGGTGTCTTATATTGCGATGGATCCTAATCAGGCTATCTATACTTGGGCTGACGCTGATGTGGCAAGAGCCATTGAGGTAAAAACTCAGTCCTCTAAAACGATTGTTTTAGATCAATCAAAGAGAGTACCAAGAAAAATTTGGGAAGTTGTTAATCGTGTTGAAGAGCAGATAGTTGCCTACGATGATATTAAATGGAAACCCGCTGAGAGAGATGGGAATGTAGAATTTGTTAAAGGTATCTATCATCTTAACGTTTCTGAGGGTAGTTGGTTGGTAATGGGTAGAACAAGGACAATTAGAGAGGATTTAGAAGAAGTACTACGTAAAAAGAATGTATTTTTTCGTGTTAAAATGCGGGATAATAAGTATCGTTATTCTGTGAAAGCACAGGAAAGAAATGCTATACTAACTTGGAAAGAATTAATGAGAAGCGAAACAAATGAAGTTCCGATTAGAATGATTGATAATTTATATAAAAGCATTGGAAAAGGTTTTGTAGCGAGGGGATATAAAAAAGTAGTGTCAGAACAAAAGAAAGCTTTTCCTGATAAAAAAGTTTGTTTTAAAGAACTAAAAGAAAGCTACGGTCTGGAAGCTGAATTTGGAATTTCTTGGGTAGATGTAATGACTACCTTGAATACAGAAACAAGAGCATACTTGGAAAACCTAGAGTCAAGGGGTGAGGACATAGGCAAAGAACCAAGGATAACGCTATCCACGATCCACCAACAAAAAGGTGGTGAAGCAGATAATGTTATTGTCTCTCTTGATATAGGAAAGATGGCGTATGAAGATTACCGCACCAATCCTATTAATGAGCATCGTTTATTTTACGTTGCCTTTTCAAGAGCGAGACACAATTTATTTGTTGTCTTACCTCAATCAAGGGAGGCTTATAGAATATGAACTTAAAAGAATTAAAAGATCACGGTCTTTTAGATGATGAAATGATTAAATGGGATGGTTTTGATGACTGTGTTTTAGGTGTTGGAAGCAGATGTGGGATGGAAGACATTCTTATTTATAGTAGACAAAAAATTGCTTACAAATTAAGAGACAGGGATAAAATGACAGTAGAAGAGGCTATCGAATATATAGACTATAACATAGTGGGAGCGTTTGTCGGAGAGAGAACTCCTATGCTTTTGGAGGATTTTATATGAGTAAGCAAATAGGAATGTTTAAACCTAAATCCGAGTGGCTACCACCAATGGACTTTCCCGATATTAAAGATGCAAAAAGAATTGCCATCGATTTAGAGACAAAAGACCCTAACATCACAGAAAAGGGTGCTGGCTGGGCTACAAACGATGGACACATTATTGGAGTAGCTATCGCTGTTGATGGTTGGGAGGGTTACTATCCTGTTCGACATGAGACAGGTTTTAATCATTCTCCTGAAATAGTTTTTGATTGGTTAAATGAAATGCTATCCACTGACTGCGAGAAGATTGCCCATAATGCCTCTTATGATTTTGGTTGGTTACAGGCAGAGGGAGTTAAGTGGAATGGTCGTATTATTGATACGATGATTGCGGGACCTCTCATTGATGAGAATAGATTTAGTTATTCTCTAAATGCAATGTCTAAAGAGTATTTAGGAGAAAGTAAAAATGAGTTTTTGTTAAAAGAAACAGCGGCACAGTGGGGTGTCGATGCTAAAGCAGAGATGTATAAGATACCTGCTCAGTTCGTGGGAGAATACGCAGAGCAAGACGCGGTTCTCTGTCTTAAGCTTTGGGATAGACTGAGTGTGGAAGTCACTAAAAATAATTTAGAAACTGTTTTTAATTTAGAAACGGATCTCCTTCCTGTTCTTATGGAAATGAGAAAGAAGGGAGTGAGAGTTAATTTAGATAAATTAGGGGTAGCAGAAAAAGAGTTAATTAAAAGAGAAAATAAATTACTTAATTTTGTTCACGATAAAACAGGTGGTAAGGTAGATATTTGGGCGGCTAGATCTATCGCCTCTATCTTTGATCTTTGTAAAATTGATTATCCTAAAACGGATAAAGGTAATCCTAGTTTTACAAAAAGCTTTTTAGAAAATCATCCTCATCCTGTGCCAAAGGCAATCGTTCAAGCGAGAGAATACAACAAAGCGCGAACCACGTTTCTCCATACGATAGAAAGATATAACCACAACGGTAGAATTCATGCCAATATCAATCAACTACGAACCGAGAATGGCGGAGCGGTGACGGGGAGATTTAGTTATTCTAATCCTAACCTACAGCAGATACCTGCTCGAGATAGTAAAGAGGCAGATATTAAAATAGGAACAATGATCAGAAGTCTATTTTTACCTGAAGAGGGGGAGAAGTGGGGTTCATTTGACTATTCACAGCAGGAACCGCGTTTAGTGGTTCATTATGCTGATTTTATAGGTTTAGCTGGTTCAGAAAAGCTCGTAGGAGCTTACAGGGACGATAAAAACACTGACTTCCATACGATCATGGCGGAGATTGGAAAAATCGAACGTAAGAGCGCTAAAACCATAAATTTAGGGTTATTCTATGGAATGGGTGTTGGAAAACTAGCAGATCAGCTAGGAATTAACCCTGAGGAGGCAAAACTACTTATCACCGAATATAATGAGAGAGTTCCCTTTGTTAGGAAGTTAGCTGACCGAGTTTCAGATCACGCAGGTAAAACAGGAAAGGTAAAAACATTTTTAGGAAGACAATGTCACTTTGATTTGTGGGAACCAAAAGCGTTTGGTGCTCATCGAGCATATCCTTATGAGAAAGCAAAAGAGGAGCACGGTATTAATACACCCTTAAAAAGAGCGGGTACATATAAAGCATTGAATAGATTAATTCAGGGTAGCGCTGCCGATCAAACCAAACAGGCAATGGTGACTCTTTATAAAGAGGGTGTTATTCCAATGATACAAATTCATGATGAACTAGCTATTAGCGTTGATGGTTCGAAAGAACAGCAAGAAAAAATAATAGAGGTAATGGAAAATGCTATTGAATTAAATATTCCATCAAAGGTGGATGTAGCTGTAGGAGATAATTGGGGAGAGGCGCAGTGAGTGATAAGATAAACCCTGATTACTATAAAAGTAAAATAGAGACTGCTGATTATATAGATGCTCATGAAATGGATTATTTTCAAGGCAATGTAATTAAATATGTAACTAGATTTAAGAAAAAGAATGGATTAGAAGATTTAAAGAAAGCTCAATGGTACTTACAAAGATTAATTAAAAAATATGAGAATAGTGACGACAGTTATTAAACTAATAAATTGCAAGAGACACTAATCTAACGACCTTTTCTGAATATACACAAGTTTCCTTCCATATAATTTTGGTCATCACTATTCTTATAATTAAAATATCATACCTGTTGTGCGTAAACAACAATTCTTTTTTTCTTTCCTGTGGATTAAAAATTATTAAAAAGGAGAAAAATCATGTTTAACTTAACCAACAAAGCAAAAGATCATTTCTTGAATTTTTTTAAGAGTGATGACAAGGACCAATCAATCAAAGATTTCTGCCAAGCAGAATACAAAAAAGATTGGTATGCCGCTTATATGACATACAAAAATGAAGGTCAGTTTCCTAATTTTATTAGAAGAACTCTTTAAGTATTCGCTATAATTTCAGCAAGGGATTCACAGCGCTTCGGTGTTTGTGAATGCCATCTGGAATCTTTCATCTCGTCTGAGGCTTCCTTCCATTTACTATTCCTCATGTTTTTCCACATTTTAGAAAAGTTTCGAACCCCCTGAGTTCCCAATTGAAAAACCATTTCAACTATTACCTCACCTACGTGTTGAGGTAAATCGTGACCAATACACTCCTCAATTAGAACATCAGCTCCCGCTGCTGCTCTATTTAGATCCATTTCAAAAAGCTCATTGGCTTCCTCTTGTGTTATAGAGACTCCCTTTTGAAATCTTTTTCTTTCATGAGGTTGAACTAAATGTCCTATGGCAACAGTGAGCTTGCCTAGTGAATCCTCGTATGGCTCTAATACACAGCCTTCGTGAAGACGAATTCTATTTTTCAATGAATCAGTAATTTCAATCATTTTGCACCTATACCCCAGTGTTCTTCGTGAGGGTCTTTTTCTACCTTTCGTTTAAACATATTTATAATAATTCTTAATAATTTCATTTATTTAAGTTTATAACCTAAACCAGCGTATTTGTCTACACTTCCACCCTTTTTAAAATTCATTGATGCTCCGAAGTTTAGTCCCCCCTGACCCACTCTAGCATTTAAGTCAACAGGTTGTCCAAATATATCTACTGTATTAGAGTAACCTAATTCGGGTTTCCCTGAAAAAACATTATCAAATCTTAAATTACCTATAGGTGTTTTTATTTGAGGGTTTTTTGAAAAATTATATAAATCCATTAAAGAAGGTAATCCTGTATTTTCGGCCATAAAAACGGGTTGTCCAATTGGATTTGTTTCAGGAGGTTGATTATAAAAATCTTCTTTTTGTTTATTTTTCATTTG